CAACAATTGCATTAGAGCGCGGCGTTCAATCCGTTACGCCTACTAGCTCAGGCGTTAGACCAGAGCAGTGGACGTTTATCGAAGAGGCATTCGCGCCTAATAAATATTGCAAGAGCACGCGGCGCAGCTGGGCCTATTTCACTTGGTTGCCTTTCGGTGTAAACAACGTTGCTGTAAACGAAAGCGGTTCGTTCCCGACCAGCTCTTCCGTTGTGGTGGGGAACAACAAATTCGAAATGGGTAGTCAGCAAAGAAGTTACCCCGAGCCACCGTTTTACCCCGTCAATGATGATCCGGACAGCGGTAGCAATCCCGATAGTCGTTTTGACAACGATGAAGTTGCCGGTAACGATTTCAGCATCAAGCTTTACCAGATGCGGGGCAAGCCGCCCATTGAGACGCAGACAGTAACGGCAACAGGAGGTTCAGGCACAGGAGCACAGTTCAAGGTTGATCGCTTTGATAATGATTCTTTTGCTTGGGAATTGGTTGAAGGCGGTCAAGGCTATGTGAACAACGAAGAAATCTACATCCCATTTGCGAACGTCACTGTTCGTGTTCAAACGTCGGCCGTTGATATCACCAAGAACAACGACAACCCTTACGATGCTGTCGCTGATTACACGCAATTTGACGCAGAAAGAAAAAGCCATTACGACCAAGCAGAGCACGAAATTGTCTATGTAAACGAGCAGGTAGAGCAACCGGTTCCGGAATATAACAACCTTGCAATCGCTGGGCTTCGGATGAATACCAGCAAAGAGTGGACAAACTTTAGCAGTCTTAGCGCCTACATCAAACGCGGAATCGTTGTCGAACGATTGGTAGAGAGTGGCCGCAGTGCGACCAACTTGATGCCTGAAATTGCTTATGCGTTGTTGACTGATCCAATTATTGGCGCAGGTAAATTAGTAGGCGCTGATCAGGTAGACCGTGCACGGATGACCACTGCTGCCCTGTTCTGCCAAGCCAATGGGTTCACTTGGGATGGTGTAATCGATAGCAAGTTAAATCTAAGAAGTTGGATTTTTGAAAATGCCGCCTATTGCTTATGTGATTTCACAATCATTGGCGGTCGTTTTAGCTTGATCCCTGCTGTCCCTCAGAACAGCGATGGAACAATTGATTTCAACGCACAGCCGGATATCAAGTGCCTGTTCACTGATGGGATCATTCGAAAAATGCAGGTCGTTTTCTTGCCGCCTGAAGAGCGTCAAATGTTCACGGCTGCTGCAGTGTGGCGGCAGGAGACAGAAAACGGTTTCCCTGAAACGCGTACGGTGACAGTTCGCTTGTCAGACAACGCAGGCGGTAACAGTGCAGACCCTGTTGAGTCCTTCGACATGTCCGGATTCTGCACAAGTGAAGATCATGCAAAAGCGTTCGCTCAATATGCGTTGAAGTTGCGCAAGGAAGTCGATCACGCGGTGACCTTTGAAACCACGCCACAAGCAGCAATGGGTCTGACTCCTGGTGATTACTTCAGGTTGGTGACAGAGGTAACTCACACCAATCGATTCCAAAACGGAAGCATCGGGCCTGATGGTTCAATCACGGCTGCGGACGTGATGGATGGCACTTATCAGATTTTGCATTGGACGCCCGGAACAGAAGGTGTCATCGCTGGTGAAATGGTCGCAGTCAATAATCACTGCCAGACAACGGCCCTCTGGGGTTCACTGTTCACGTTGAATAACACGACAACAGTCAATCGTGTCTACAAGCTGGAATCTTTGTCCTACACCGACGAAGGCTTGGTTGAGGTTGCAGGAAGTTTTACACCGTTGGAACAAGACGGCACGTTGTCAGTCTTAAACTGGGCTGTCGATCAGTTCATTTACACCACCAGCTGATGCCTGTTGCGTTTCCCAATTTGAAACCATCGGCTCGCAGCTATTCGCCCGGTGAATATCCGCAGACTGCATTTCAAGCTCAAAACGGTGCAGTGACCGTGGTGCGCTTCGGCAGTCGTCGCGTTGACTCAACCCTTGAACTGACGTTCAACAATATTGCTGACGCTGATGCGTCGAGCATTCTTCAGAATTACGAGCAGGTGAACGGCGTTTGGGATTCAGTCACCTTTACGACGGCGACGGGTGCTGTAGGGACTGCGGGCAGCTTGGCTGAATTTATCGAAGAATCAGGCGGCTCTGGTTTGCGTTGGAGATATGCAGGGCCGCCACGATTAACAAGCATCAAACCTGGATTCAGTTCTGTCTCTTGCTCGTTCGTTGGTGTTCTAGATGGGGTCTAAAATTTAATCATGGCATTTTTTAGCGGCAGAGATGGCAGCTTGTACGCCGACGGCGTAAAGCTTGCACGCGTTTCAAATTGGTCTTTGTCATCAACAGTTGAGGCGCTAGAAGTCACTGACCTTGGTGATGATTCCCGCGATTACACGCCAGGGCTTAAAGCAGCTACAGGGACAGCCTCGATTTTCTATTACGACGACGCGCCGGTTCCATTGCTTCAGCACGTCATCAAAACAGGCCCAGTCACAGATGCAACGGATAAGGTTGCTCTGAGTTTGAGGTGGGGAGACAAAAAGATTGACGTCAACGCAATCATGACCTCAGCTGCTTTGACTTGTCAGGTGGGAGCAGTCATGCAGGCTGACATTGGGTTTTCAGTTTGTGGTGATTATTCAGACGTGGTGCTTTAGAAATGGGCGTTTTTCTTGGCTCTGCTGGTTCCTTTGAGTTAAGGCGTACAAGTATTGGGGAAGCTTACGCAAGCGAAATCCAATCGTCAGACGTTAATGCAACCACGAATCGATTCAGCTTTGATTTTCCTACTGGTCAGTTTTTAACAGGTGACCTTTTAGCCATTACTGCAACTGATGGGTCATTGCTTGATTTCATTGACCCTGCAGGCTGGGCAGTTGGTGGCCCTTATGAGAACGGGAATTGGTATATCCACGTCGATCAGGTTGGCGGGATAACGCTGCACAGAACATTTGACGAAGCAATTTCTGGTGAAGCAGCCACACGAATTAATCTGCTTTCGTTAAATCGCACCATCCCGATCACTGCTACTGTCGAAAATATTGATAAGCGATGCTTGGCTCAGGTTACCAAGTTTGAAATCAATACAGAACGCCAAGCGGTAGACGTGACAGAACTTGGCGATAGTTTTCGCCAGCAGTTCAGCGGCTTAATCACCGGATCCGGCACGTTAACTTGTTTCTTTGATTACGAGCATCGTCAATGCGACGACGGCGTTAGCCCTGATTCAGAGTTGCCAATTTATTTGAATCAATTGATTTTAAGAAGTCAGATTGGCTCTGAATTTTTTGCTCGATTGACTTTGGTTGGCAGAGGGTTGAAACCGGGCGGGACAATTGCCGATATTAATGATTCTGTTTGGTATGACATTCAAGGATTGATCACTAACGTCGCGATGGCGTTTGAACCAACGCAGCCTATTCAATGTGTTGTCAGTTATGTCACCACAGGAGAAATCAAACTAAGGACTCAAAGCGACTCGGGTTATCTGACCTTGCAGCAAAGCGCAGGCGGACGCATTGAGCTGGAAGAGCTTGAGAACGGCTTCATTGAGCTGGAAAGCTTCTCCTAGACTGCAATTAATTATGTGATCGGGTTCTGTGGCTGACCTAAAGATCAGTGAGTTGCCGGTTTTAACTGGTCCGGATCTCAGCTCGATTGACGCACTTCCTCTTGCTGACTTGTCCGCAAGTGAAACGCGTCAGATCAATACAAAGGCGTTTATAGAAAGCGGCGTTAGCACCGTCATTGACAACGGGGTTATTCCTGGCTCGAAGCTGGTCACCGATAGTGTGACGGCGACTCAGATCGCACCGGATTCGATCACCGCCTCAGAACTTGCTGATGGTGCTGTTGATGAGGCATCGCTGCAGGATGGCGCCGTTACCAACGACAAGGTCGCGAATGGTATCTCCGGCACCAAGCTTTTAGATGACAGTGTCCTTGGGACCAAGATCGCTGGTGCTGCCTTAAATCGTGGCCTCGATAAAACAGGCACTCAGATCGGCATTGCCAATTCGGTCACTCCTGGGACTAACAACGGAATCACCTTTGACGCGCAAGGGTTGATTACTGGCACGTCCGCGCTTGGTCCGACTGATTTGCCGATTGCTACTGCATCAACAGTTGGCGGCGTCAGCGTTCCGGGTAGTGGAGGGCTTGCCGTTACTGCTGCAGGTCAACTGAGCATCAGCAACACCGTTGTCGCTAACACCGTCTCGGGGATTCAATACAACACCCATGGGGTCATCGTTAGTGCGGTCCCGCTAGCGCCCAGTGACTTGCCATTGGCGACGTCGTCTGCTGCTGGTGTTGTTTCTGTTCCTGTTAACGGTGGCTTGAACGTTACGGGAACGGGTGAACTGGGATTGCCTGATTCCGGAGTGGCTGAGGGTTCTTATCCCAAGGTCACTGTTGATGCAAAAGGCATTGTCACCGCTGGGTTGCCGCTGCTTGCCGCTGATGTTCCTGGTTTAGACGCAAGTCAAATTACTAGCGGAACCTTTGCAGGTGCTCTTTTTGCAGACAACAGCATTCTTGCGCGGATGCTTGCGGATGATTCGACAGGCGTCATTCAAGAAGCCAACCCCGGCACGACGACCGATTGGCACAAAGGGATGTTGTGGTTCCAGGAATCAACGGCTGCCCTTTATATGTGGAACGGGAACAGCTGGATGCCGATTGGCATTGGCCGGCTGTCGCAAGAGAACCTGAGGTTCTGCGGAACAATTAACGCAGACACAGGCATTATCACTGGTGTCACCCCGTTTGGTGTTTCTGCCAATTACTCCGTTGGGGACACTCTTCAGGCTGCTACTGATCCACAGACTGGTGTTTACTTTGTTGTTGATACAGCAGGCAGTGGAATCCTTGAAACGCCTGGCGTCTCTTATGACCCCGGCGACTGGGTGCTGTGCCAAGGAACAGCTACAGGTTGGGTTCGCATTGACACGCTGAATAGTGGCGGCGGTGGTGGGGCCTCGACATTGGAAGACCTTTTGGACGTCACAATTACCGGCGCTCAAGATGGGTCAATGTTGAACTTGAACTCAAACAATCAGTGGGTCAACATCCAAGTAATTGATGGGGGCACGTATTAAAGATTGCTAAAATAAGGGCACTCATGGATATGAGTGTTCCCCGCTTTTTTAAGCATGACGATCCCCATTAAGCTCAAGAATTCTGGCGTCAAGGATAAGCAGCCTAATCCTCAAACCGATCTTCAATATGGGGAAGTCGCTCTAAATTACAACAACGAATCGCCGGCGCTTTATACACGAGGCGATGACGATAGCTTGATTCAACTGACAGGTGATGGGTCAGCACAAACGCCAACCAATCTGAGTGTTGGTTTGCGTGCTGCAGACAGCATGGTGATCGAGAGCAGCACCGGCGCTGACGTCACAGTCCCGTCTGCCAGTGACACGCAAGCAGGTTTGCTGGACGCAACAGACAAGGCAAAGCTTGATGCTTATCCGGTTTCGCCTGGCGGCCTTCAAGAAGTTACCGACATCGGAAACGTCACTACCAATGACATCGAGACTGGTGCCATCACGGCTGCAGGCGATGCCAAGTTTGGACAGGATTCAGCAGCAAATGGTGTTGGAGCTTATTTCCGATCTGATGGTGAATCCACTTTCTACAAAAGTACAACGTCAACGGATAGTGCTATTAGCGTTTGGTATGCAAACACTGGACCTGGCGACACTAAGAAAGAGGTTGTACAAATTTTGGGGGGAGGCTCTATCACGGCTGCGGGCGATGTAAAGATTGGGGCTATTGATGATTCAAAGGATACTTCAGCAGGAGTTGATTCTTATGCGACAGGTTTAGTACGTGTTCAAAGAATTGGCTCAGCAACGGCAACGGCAAATCTATTCAGTGGGTACTACGGAGACACACAAACTATCCAGTTAATGGCAGATGGTAGTTCTTATTTTAAAGGAGGAACTATGGGGTTAGGTGGATCAACTACCTTCCCAAACATCGAACTAGACGCGAGTGACGGCTCCATCACGGCTGCGGGCACTGTTGACGCTAACTACTTAGATACAACCACTGGACTTTATTCAGACGGGCTGCTGACTGTTAATCGCACTAGCAGCGCAGGCAGCATCATTGCTGGGCAACTAAATGGTAGTCAAACCTCAACCATCGACGCCGGTGGCAATGCTTCGTTTGACGGCTCCATCACAGCTGCGGGCGATGTT